TGGCAACGCTTCATCCGCAAGGGTGTTGCGTCCTGCCTATGTGTTTTTGACTCCTGCGTAGCGTTATGGCACAAGCAACAGGATGTTTCCTCATTCTTTCCCAGCAACGAATTGAAGCGATTGCGGACAAAGCGGCATCATTATTGCTGGAAGGGAAAACGATGATGTCATATTCCGACTCCGGGACATCCGTGAACAAACAATTTCCGATGGACATCCAAACCGTTTTGATTGAGGCACGCTATGCCCTCCAACTCAAAGCACCCGAAATCTACGGTTCGATTGACCGTGTTCGTGTTTATAATGGTTTGTGGAATTTCCGTGGGTTGTAATTTATGCCAAAGAAACCAAATCTGAAAAAGGCCGTTCGTCAGGCCGTCAATGATGTCAAAGCATTCGCAAAGCGAAAGGGCTTGAAGGCACGCTCGGATGTTGGTGGTGGCGGTTCTGGTATCTTTTCGCAATTTGAAGGTGCGAAGTATTCCAACAAGCGTTCGTGGATAAATACTCCGTGGCCAGCAGACGCAAAGCGAACGATGACCACGTTCGACCGTCAGGAATTAACACGCAAGATGCGTTGGTTGTCGGTGAACTCAGGTCTGATCCGTCAACTCATCAGCGACAATGTTCTCTATTCAATCGCAGACGGTATCCGTCACCAGCCAGCATCGGGCGATCACGAATGGGATAAAATTGCTTACGATTGGTTTCTTGATTGGGCAAACAAGCCATGCGAGATTTCTGGTCGATACAACTTCTGGGAGTGTCAGCAGATTGCTTGTCGCAAAGTTGATGTCGATGGTGAGATTTTCGTGTTGAAAACTTATTCCTCAAGCGGATCACCACTCATTCAGTTGATTGAATCGCACCGTGTCGGAACATCCGCAAACGCTTCTGGAACACCAGACGGAATGTGGGATGGAATTATGTTCAACAAATTCGGTGCGGTGGTAGGGTATAACGTTATTAAGTCAGACGGAACGACACGACTCATTCCATCAAATTCAATTTGTCACGTCTATCAACCGGAACAAGTTTCAGGTGCAAGGGCATATTCACCGCTTCAACATAGCATCAACAATCTAATCGACATCCTAGAATTGCTCTCGTTGGAGAAGGTTGCTTGCAAAACTGCGTCAGACATTACTCGCACCATCACTAGAGAGAATCCACAATTTGACGGAAGCACCGCAGACTTTGAAGCGTTTGGAATGCGTCCACAAGATTATCCAAATGGAGTCTATGATAACCCAGAACAAGTTGGTTCATTCATCGGTGGAAAAATTCTCTCACTCGCACCCGGTGAAAAGTTGGAAAGTTTTCAAAGCAATAGACCAAATGAAACATTCAACGGATTTATCGAACACTTGAATCGTGATTCCGCTTCTGGATTTTTACCATTTGAATTTTCAAGCGATCCGACCAAAGCAGGGGGAGCGGCCGTCCGTCTTGTTGTGTCCAAAGCGGAGCGTTGTTTCGGGGCGAGACAACATATGTTCATCACTCGTTTTCTGACACCTGTGTATAATTACATAGTGGGATCAGCAATCGCCAATGGTGATATTCCAGCACCAAAGACAGACGATTGGAATCGTGTGAATTGGGTGACCCCACGCAGAGTCACCGTTGACGCTGGTCGTGAATCGTCCGCAAATCAGCGTGACATTGAAATGGGGCTTAAAACCTTGTCAGACCATTTCGCTGAACTTGGGATGAACCCAACAGAGGAAATCAGACGCAGGGCGGCCGATGCTCGTCTCTTAATCGACACCGCAAAAGAATTCAATGTTCCTGTGTCGATGCTTTACAAACCGACCAACACACCATCCGCAGACATTGACCAAACCGCCACCGCTTACGGAGACGGAGCAATGCCGGCAGACAATGGATTCACACCACTCGACAACCCTTAATCAAAACAATTTAACAAAATGAGAAACTTACTTAAAGACATCAAATCTAACAAACCGATTTTGATTCAGCCATCACAAGCAGAATCATATCTTGAACGTGCTTCCTCAATCGAAATCCCGATGGGTGCAAAGATGAGTGATATGGGCGAAATGCTGGAAGCAATCTTTGGTGCTAAAGCAACGCTCGAAAAATTCCCACCTTATGCAATCCTGCCTGTCCACGGAGTTATTTCTAAAAACATAAGTGAGATGGAATCTCTTTGTGGATGTTGCGACATTCAGGACATTGAAGAAATGCTAGAAGATTGTGAGCGTGATCCGTCAATCACCACCATCATTCTTGACATTGATTCACCCGGTGGCACATCGGTTGGTGTTCCTGAATTAGCAAACCGCATCAAGAATTGTTCAAAGGATGTGATTTCATTTACCAGCAATGAAGCGTGTTCGGCCGCCTATTGGATTGGTAGTCAGGCATCAGAATTCTACGCAACCCCATCAAGCACCGTTGGAAGCGTTGGTGTTTATATTTGCTTCAACGACATTTCAAAAATGTTTGAGATGGAAGGTGTGAAAGCGGAAGTCATCAAGTCTGGCATTTTCAAAGGTGCTGGAATTCAAGGAACATCGTTGGATGAAAACCAACGCAAGATGTTGCAAGATGAAGTCATCGACATTCACAACGATTTCAAAAATGCAGTCAAAGCGGTTCGTTCGTTTGTGGAAGATGCTTCAATGGAAGGTCAATGCTTCTCCGGCAAGCGTGGTGCAGAAGCAGGATTGGTCACAGGTCTCATCAATGGTTTCGATGAATTGATGGAATCGTTAAACAAACAAGTTGCCGCACAAATGGAAGCGGATGAAGAAAACGATGAGCGTCAAGAAGTCTCTGAATTGGTTGGTGGGGAAGAACACGAAAAAGACGAATATGGAATCAACAAGATGGCATCAGGCCGTGCATTGTCTGGAATCGCTTCTGCGGTTCTCAAGCGTGATTATTCCGACCCAGAAGACCCAGACTATGATCCAGACGAAGACCCAGAATTAAAGGACACCCCAGACGATGAAAAGAAAGACGGAGTGCCACCCAATGAAAAATGCCCCACTTGCGGAAAACCACACGATGAAGAAAAGTGTGAAGAAGAAGGCGAAGATGCCGAAGAATCTGACAAAGCAAAAGAGGACGCAGAAGAAGAATCTGATGCCGGGGACAAGGCAGTTGAAACCGATGCCAAGCACGACAAATCAGGAACGAAGCGTCACAATGGGGGCAAGGTTGCTTGACTCCTGCGTAGTTTCAAATCTCAAAAATGACTCTCGAAGAATCTCTCAAAGCGTTGAAATCTGCTTTCTCTGGTAAGTCTGCTGAAGCGGAAACATTCGCAAAAGAATTGTCCGAAGCCAAAGCAAAGAACGAAACCTTGTCCGCAGAATTTGAAGCGTTGAAGGAAAAGTTTGAAGCGACTTCTGCGATTGTTGTCGAGCGTGATTCCGCAATTGCCAAGATTGAAGAATTGACCAAAGCACTTGCATCTGCCGAAACCGTAAAAGCGGAAGCAGTTTCACAAATCGAAACCGTTGCAAAGAAATCAGCAAGCATCGTGGCGGCCGCAGGTGTTGTCCCGGTAGAAATCTCATCCGCAGACAACGTTGCCCCTGCTAAATCAAACCAAGAAATCTGGACGGAGTATTGCGGTATCAAGAACCCAACTGAAAAAGTTGCCTTCTACAACAAGAACCGTTCTGCGATCATCAGTCACTTGGGTATCAAATAAATTTTCTCTAACTAATTATCCTAAAAACACAATATGTCTAACTCAGTATTAAATCAAGGCCTCGCCCCACAATTCGTGGCGGCCGAAACCTTACGCACACTCGTCCCTGTCCTCGCACCTTTGAACAAAATCGTCACAACCGATTTCAGTTCTTATGTTGCTGAAAAAGGTCAAGTGGTTCACACTCGCTACGCTGACTCCTTCACCGCTTCTGAATACGTCCGTGCAGACGGTTTCGTTGCCGCAGACGCAAAATCAAACGATGTAGCAATCACTCTCGATAAACACAAATATGTGATGGCGAGTTTTGATGACACCGAGGTTGCCAGCATTTCTTTAGATATGTTACGCCGAGTTTTTATTGCCCCGATGGCCAATGCAACTGTGAAGTCACTCTTTGATGCCGTTCTCGCAAAGACAACTGCCGCAAACTTCACGACTGCCGCTTACTCCGGTGTTAAAGCCGACTTCAATCGTCAAGCAATTGCTGGTGTTGCAACTTCACTCACTAAAGGAAATCTTCCTTTCGATGGTCGCTCGATGCTTCTCTCACCAGACGCTTTCGGTCAACTCTTACAAGATCCAACTGTTGCCCAATACTTATCGATTGGTGACAACAGCGTAATTCGTCAAGGTGTTGTAGGCCGTCTGCACGGAATCGACATCTACGAATACAACGGTTTCAATGCCGCACCTTCTGGCGAACACTTAAACGGAATCGCTGGTTGCCGTGAAGGTCACGTCATCGTGACCCGTGTTCCTGCCGCTCCTACCACAGGTGGTGGCGAACAAATCACCGTCAGCGACCCTGACTCTGGTTTCGCATTCAGTCTCCGTTCTTGGTACGATTGGACTGCTGGCTTATCCAACATTTCCGCTTCTTGGATCACCGGAACTTCTGTTGGTAATCCTAACGGTGCTCAACGCATCAAGATTACTGACCTCTAATTCCTAACGGAATAAGGTTGGTTTAGAAGCCCCCAGTAAAATGGGGGTTTTTTTTGGTGCTTGACTTTGTGCAAGGTTCTTGTAAGATGACTATATTCCAATCAAGGAATATACAAAACCCAAACCCAAAAACCAAATGAATAAACTAACAATCATAAACATAGTGCAATGGATGAACGCAAACCGTTCTTCATTTCTGCAACTGCAATCACGCATTGTAGAATCAGGAATGGATGTTCCGATTCAAAGATGCTTGAATGAAATCACAGATGCCAGAACTCCAGATGATTTTGATTCCGCACGATCATCATTGCGAATTGCACTCAAAGACGGATTGTATTTTGCCAACAAGGAATTGAAGGCAGAAATTCAGAAGCACATTAAACTGATCTAAACAATCAGGTCATTCAAATCAGACCCCTAGCAATAGGGGTTTTTTTTGGTGCTTGAAATTATTCGTTCAACTTGCAATCTCATTGTATATGAAACCGATGCTCGCCACCACCTACGCTGGAACACTTCCAGCATCCTACGCAGTCGAACCCAAGTTTGATGGTGTGCGTGTGTTGGTGCATTGCAACGCAGTCACCGGACAAGTCTCATTCAAGTCTCGCAACGGAAAGTCGTTCACATCGCTCTCACATCTCAAGTCACAGGTGCTGGCCTTCATCGCTGGCAGTCGTGGTGATCTGACTCTCGATGCCGAAGCAGTAAGCGGAACATTCTTTGACACGGTTGGACAAATCCGTTCCAAGAAAACCAAAGCAACAGACGCAACCCTGTGGGTGTTCGACATCATCAAGTTTGGTTCATACGCTGAACGCAGACAGACGCTCGAAAGAATGGCCGCCCAAGAATCCGTCCGCATTGTTACTGTTGCTTACAACATCGACATCAAGGATGCGTTCAAGAAAGCGAAGTCTGACGGCCACGAAGGAATCATCATCAAGGATACCGGGAGCGATTATGAATCCAACGAACGCAACGGTGCTTGGCAGAAGGTGAAAGACCGTGCGACTTACGATTGCAAGGTGATTGCCGTCACGGACAAATCCTTGACCATCGACTTCAACGGTGTGCAAGTTTCTGTCGGGTGCGGTTTCACCCCTGCGGTTCACAACGCAATCTTTTCAAATCCGTCCGCAATGCTGGGTCGCACAATCGAAGTCGCTTGCCAGAGTGTCACCCCTGCTGGTTCGATGCGTCACCCCACCTTCCTGCGTCTCCGTCTGGACAAGTGATTTGACCCCTCTGGCTTGCCTTCTGGGACGCTTTTGACTCCTGCGGAGTGGTATGGGTATAATCCAAGACGAATGGGCCTCTGATGCCAGCGAGATTCTTTCCGAGATTCCAAAGTCGGTGACCGTCCGTAGGGGTGCTGGAACGCAGACTTCATTTGAAGTGTTAGTGTCCCCACCTATGATCCAGCAGGATTTGGAAACAGGTGGTTTTATGTCATCGACATCCTATGACGTGAAATTCAAACGCACGGACACGGAAGCACATCCCGGTGTTGTCATTTACGGAAACCTTGTTCGCTACAACAACCAAGACTTCCGCATTGTCGCAATCAATGACCGACCACCGTCCGCTTGGATAATTGTGAAAGTGCAATCCAAAGGCGAACCAGCATAATGGCATCGCAGGGAAAAATAAACGTCAAGACGATGGAGGTGGACGCAACGATGTTGCAGAAGCATCTTTATGCCTATCAGAAAGTCTTGGGTGGAACGATTGGCGATGTCGCTCGCAGACAGGCCGCCTTGTTCTGTCAGGATATGATTTCCTATTCTCGCCCATTTTCAGGGAGCAGACCCGGTGATGGAGAAACGACACAAGCAAAAGAACACGGAAATGCGAATGTCAAAAATTCAATCTACAAAATCTTTCGTCCGATTGATAGAACAGGCCCGAATGCGATTGCCGATTTGGGTGATTACGAAATCTTCAAAATGTGGATGCGTGAAAAGGGTCGTAAGGTTTCCAAGAAAAAATGGGAGTCATTTCAATCCAAGTATGCCAGAGGGAACACTTATAAGTTTTTAGGTTCTGGGGATTCTTCTGCCGAGTTTGAACAAATCCATTCATCATTCCGAACCGACTCTGGTCACGGATCATTGAAGTCAGTTGCTCGTCACGGAAACGGAAAGAAAAACGAACCTTTTGTGATTGTGAAAAACGGCAAACAGATTGACCGCTACATCAAGCAAAAGCAAAAAGATGTCGGAATGCTGAAGTCTGCCTATTGGTGGGCCGCAGTCGGTATGGGCGAGAAAATCAAATGCCCAGCGTGGGCAAAGCAATCAATGGCAAGTCGCAATGCCATCGCAATCAAGTCAGGCGAGAACACCGAAAAACCTGAATTCACGGTTGGCAACACCATCGGTGGAAAAGCCGGGAACGACAATTTCGTTCGTGTCGCAATCAATCACCGTGCCTATTCAATGCGTGTGAAGATGGCACAAGAATTGATGAAACAGAAAAAGAAACTTTGGCAAGCGTGTGCCGATGGTCGCATTTCCGCAATCGCCAAAGGATTTGGATTCTAAAACTTTATGCCAACACCTACACTCTACGGAATCAGGACAATCACGGAACAGTCGCTTCTTGCGTTGTTCAATAGTTATTCATCGTCACTCGCTGGGGTTCAAATCCACGCTGGTCAAACAGAGGAAATCAGATCCGTGCCAATCATCATTCTCCACGCAGAGTCGGCAAACGCTCATCGTGACTTGGGTGCGTTCTGGTTGGGCAACTTTGAAATCACGGTGAAGATTTACATTTATTCTTCTGCCGATGATAACACCCTCGCCCAGCACCGGGAGCGTGTGGAAACCGTTCAGGGTATTATGCAAGACTTGAACGGCATTAAGTCAGCGTGGACGCAAGGTGAGTTGTATCAATGCTGGATGAATTCCGATGACGAAGGTGTGGCCGACAGACGCTTTGGAAATGTCCTGTCCTATACGCTGGTTGCGGTGTATCCACCCACGGCTTGACTCCTGCGTAGTTTCAAAGAATTCCTATGCCAGCACCTTATACTTACGGAGTCGCTCACACCTACGGCCTTTATGACGTTTCGAGTTTCGTCACCTTACAAAGTGATGACATTGCAAAGCGTCCTGCGTTAGATGTTGAAGTGATGGATGAGACAGGTCGTGTCATCACTGATCGTCTTGATGACATTCGCACCGAAACTTCAATTTCTGGTGTGTTAAAAGCAAGTGCAAGCATTCCTCTTGCTGGTCAGCAACTGACCTATGACGAGATTCAATACATCATCAAGGACGTTACTGATAGCGGAACAAATAACAATTTCCGCAAAGTGACTCTCAAGTTGGTGAAATACCAAGAAATCGCCTAAACCCGAAAGGGTTCACCCACCGATGGAAAACAGGTGGAACAAGGCCGCAACAATTCTTGCACCTACGGTTGAAATCTGTGGTCGCAAGTTGTTGCCGTTTTGTCTGCGTCACCGGGTGGCATTGGAGGAAATTGATTCACCGCTTCTGAATTTGGAGAAAGCGATGACTGTGGATCAGTTGCTGGCAACCGTCAGAGTGTTATCAACGCACAGTTTTGAAGAAGTCAGGAAACCGATTTCGTGGCGAGAAATGTTGCTGGCAAAGAAGTTGTCCAAGAATCGGAAACTGTTCATTGAGCAATGCTATAACCTGTCGCTTTATATGCAGGCCCAATCCCTGTGGCCTCGCTTCTGGGTAAAAGATAATGACGGAAACAAGTCATCATCTGTTGCGTGGACGCTGGCAATCGTTACATCTTTAATGCGAAATGGTTGCACCTATGAACAAGCGTGGACAATGCCGGAGAGTGAAGCGGTTTGGATGCACATCGCACACTCCCAAGCAAACGGATCATCGGTTGAAATAGTTTCAGACTCCGAATGGAATGCGATGGAAAAATACAAGCGTGAACAAGCAGAAAAACAAAACCAACAAACAACCAACTCAACAAAATAAATGGCAGATGACGTAAAAGTAAAATTTGGGGGAGACTTCTCCGAAATCGACAAAGACGCACAATCAGCGTCCAAGCGAATTGGCACGGCTTTGGGTGCTTGGGTCAATGATTATGCCGGGGAAGTTAAACATAAATTAAAAGACGCTTTTTCACTTGGAAACATTTTGGAAAAGTTTGGCGAAGGTGTGAAAGAGTATTTTCAAAAATTCAAAGAATTGGAAGAAATGTCAAAAAAACTTGGTGTTGGTGTTGTTGAATTGCAACAATTTGGAAAGTTAGGAAAAGAGGCCGGAATAGATATGGAAACAATGGGACGATCTATTGCATTTGCAAACAAGACTCTTGGTGGGTTAAAAGATAATCAAAAAATGCAAAGTTTCTTGATTGGTCTTGGATTCAGCACAAAAGAAGTCACAACTGCAAACATCAAGTCTTTGGATGTATTATACAAACTTGCCGATGCTTATGAAGAAACAAAACAGAAGTCAGGTGAAGTTGTCGCAAATAATGAATTGGCAAAACATTCAACAGAAATCTTTGGTCGTGCTGGTTATGAATTAAACGGAATTATTAAAGAAGGAACATCCGCATTGAAAGAACGAATTGAAGCAATGAAAGTGTTTAGTGATACCGAAGTAAAAACGGCCGCTATGACTGCAAAACTTGCTGAAAAAGGAAAAGCGGATTTGGAGAAATTTGTTTATGGAACACCGGCATCTTTTTATGGATGGCTTGGTGCAAACACAGGATTGTTTGGCATTGCTGGAACAGGTGGTGTTCTTGGGGCATCTCTTGAAAAAAATGGAATTAAAGATTTTTCTGAAACATTAAAGTCTCCAGAAAAAATGGAAAAACTTGCAAAGACATTTGCACGCAAAGGAAAAGTGATGGGTTTGGATAGTGAAAACCTTGTTGAATTGATTGAATCAAGAATTGAATCAAGTGTTGGTTTATCAGCAGAAAAAAAAGATTTTTACAGACAGTTGCAAGTAAAGTTGGAATCAATGGCAAGAGAAGAAAAAAATGCTGGTAAAAATGCTGGAGAAGTTTCTGGATTACCAACAGGTCAAACTTCCGTTATGGCGGCCTCGTCACTCCAACAAATCGGTGGTGGCGATGTCTCCAGCGTTATGGGTGTTTATAGTGTTGCAGACAACATTCGCATCACCGCAGAAAACACAACCAAGATGGCACAGAAAGACGAATCACTTCCAACCGCAAAAACAATCACCAGCGTAGCAAAATAATTTATGCCAGAAGATACTCTCATCAAATATGGTAATGGATTAACTGATTTAGAAGCAGTACCACAACCAAACTCCACAATCGTTTTTGATGCTTGCGGATTGGTTCAGGCACAGGTCACATTTGCAATCGACTATTCAATCATTTCGTCAGCGACTGCCAGATATGAGTCTGGAATCGGATACCCATTTGATTGCGGTGTCGATTTAAGTTCATACAAATACCACGTCTCTATAACCAAGGCAAACGTTGCAATGCTTACTGTTGATTATATGGGAATCGTTGGTGGTTCAAACACCAAAGCACAAATTGTCGGAGTATCAACAACCACGGCACAACCCATCGAGACACACCCAAAATTCCCAGACTTTGCCGGATACCCTGATGACCCAGCAAGTTGGGTCAACAATGCTACATTCACAAAAAAAGTCAGCACAGAGGACAATAGCATTCAATTCTCATTCAATGGTTTTGGTGTCGCTAAAAGCACTGATGGATTTGCTGGTGGTGTAAACATCAAAGCAGGGATTCGTCAGTATTTGAAACCACTTCAAAACATTCGTGGGACAATTATTTTTGATGGCATTGGTGAATCTGGTGCAATGGCCGCAGGAATTGGAAAAACACTTTCGGACACGGGTTTCGATTTACTCATCAACAATACACAAGTCACAGGTGCATTGAACGGAACTTATTGTTTGCTCGCTTCTGCCAATGTTGAAACCATCGGTGTTCCAACTTCTCCTGTTGCAACAAAGGTTGTCTATGACATTATGGTTTCGGGTGATGATCCGTGGGACGCTGACTTGTATGAGGAGGGCTTTTAACAAATGGATGACATTGGATTCATCGGTTCTGGTTCACGCTTTAGCCCAAGATTCGGTTCTGGTGACCAAATCACCGCAAAACAATTAAATGATTTAGCGACAGGAATAAACAATGGTCTTTATATGCCGTATCTTGGT